GGTTTTTCGCAGGCACCCTGCTTCGTTGCTCGGAGAATTTTTCGGACTATAGGGTTTAGACGGACGGAACAAAAATGAATGAAGACACAGAGTTTGATGACCTACTAGATGTGTCAGATGGCGCACTAAGTAGCTCACCGCAATTGGTTTCTCTCACGGAATTGGGACGCGCATTGGTTGTATCGCGCCCAACTGTCATGAATCTGATTCAGCAGGGAATGCCGTATGTAACGAAAGCGGACAGAGCAAAGGGAGTCGCGTGGGAATTTGATTTGGAAGAAGTGAAGGAATGGATTGCTGAAAGAGATTTCGGAAAACAGGCTGCGAAGAAAATGGAACAGCAGGAAGCATCCGAAATTATTGCTGCAAGAGTCGCGAAGTTACAGGTTGAGACTGATCGGCTGCAACTTCGGTTAGCAAGAGAAAGGGGAGAAGTGGTCCCGATTGACAGCGTAGCTGAATTGGTGGAAGGGCAACTCACCACACTCCGCACTCATTTGCTTGCCTTGCCGATAAAGATTGCACCAGTAGTAGCAGGACACACGGATGTTGAAGAAATAAAGCAAACCATCACTTCATACATTCGCGAAGCACTACAGGAATTGTGTGAAGACAAGATCATGGAAGGGTTGGTTCCAGAAGTGAATGAGGATGTTGTTATGCCACCAAATGAACATAGTCACTTAGATGAAATGTTGGGAATAGTAAATGAGTCTGACGGTCAAACAGCAACAGAAGAACCTATTAGTTGAAAGGCTGATCAAGGCTCAATCAAGAGCGTTACAGCCACCACCTGATCTATCTCTTTCTCAGTGGGCAGAGGAATACTTTCACCTGTCTCCTGAGTCTTCGTCATTGCCGGGACGCTTTAGGTTTGACAGAGCCGCTTTTCAGCGTGAAGTTTTTGACACGCTGAGTGATCCCAATATCAAGAAAGTGGTGGTCTGTAGTGCGTCACAGCTACTAAAAACACAATCAATGCTGTGCTTCATTGGCTACGCGATTCACCTTGATCCCGGTCCTATGCTTGTGGTACAGCCAACTTCCAAGATGGCACAGTCATTCTCTAAGGATCGTGTGGACACCATGCTTCGGGATGTGCCAATTCTGAAAGGCAGGGTGAAGGACAAGCGGCAGAGAGACAGCGAAAACACCATCTTCCACAAGCGGTTCCCGGCTGGTCATCTAACCATTGCAACGGCTGGCTCACCTTCTGATCTAGCTTCGCGTCCAATTAGATATTTGCTGTTGGACGAAGTAGACAGATACGGACCATGCGCTGATGAAGGTGATCCGGTTTCCATAGCGCGAGCAAGAACAAGCACTTTCTGGAATTCAAAGGAAGTGATGGTGTCCAGTCCAACCTTTGAAGACACCAGCCGCATATGGAATGAATATAAGGACTCGGACAGGCGCATCTACACCGTTCCTTGTAATGAATGCGGTGTGATGCAGCAACTTGTGTGGGCTGGTGTGAAGTGGAATGACAATGATCCACGTACCGCACACTATGAATGCCAACACTGTCACGCGAAATGGGACGATAACCAGAAGAATCTGAATGTGCGCCACGGTAAATGGGTGGTCACTAATCCCGATTCACCTGTTGCTGGCTTTCATATCTCCGCAATCTATTCCAGTTTCAAGAGTCTGTCTGATCTTGTCTTCCAGTTCCTACGCTCAAAGGAAGACCCTGAACAGCTAAAAGCATTCACAAACACCATGCTTGCGGAAGTGTGGCGCACGAACGCACACACCGTGAAGGACATTACTTGGTTGAATCGGCTGGAAACCTACGATGCCAACACGGTTCCTAATCAGGTTGGACTCATTACCGCTGGTGTAGATACGCAGCAAGACCGATTAGAAGTAGAGATTGTTGGTTGGGGTGTGGGTGATGAATCGTGGTCGCTGGACTACATCGTGATTCACGGTAACACCAACAATCCCGCACCATGGGAACAACTCGCGCAGCTATTGGAAAAGCCGTATACGCGAAAAGACGGACTCAAGATGCGGATCAACGCAATGTGTATAGACGCGGGTGGAACAGCACCAGCCGAAGTCTTCTCATTTGCTCGCCGCTATGCCAATCGGAACATCTTCGCTATCAAGGGTATGGCAGGGGAAGGACGCATGATCTTCCCCAAGAGATACAGCCGGTGGAAAGGTGGTCAACGCTACTGGCAGATTGGCGTGGATGTGGCTAAGGAACGAATTTACAACCACCTAGCGATTCAAGAGCATGGTCCCGGCTACTGTCACTTCCCAACGGATAGGGATGACCTCTACTTTCAGGGATTAGTGTCAGAGCAATATGAAATTAAATATAGACGCGGCAGACCCTACCGAGTCTGGACGCTGAAATCTGGTGTCCGTAATGAGCCGTTGGACTGCCGTTGCTATGCTGTCGCGGCACGGTTTTCATTCAATTTAGATATGAAGAAGAGGCTTGAGTCATTGGACAAGAAAGCCCAACAGATTGCTTTAGAGACTCCGCAACAGGAAGAAGAACCACAGCCGGAAGTCTCTACCACCCCACCGAAGACCCTAGTCAAATCACAGCCAATTCGTCCACCCCGTAGGCATGGTGGAATGAGCGATTTTATCAACAGCCTGTAAGTTTCAAAGTTACTAAATACATAAGCGGAAGAGTCGGTTACTGCTAAATAAAGCACCGAGATACAAGGTTCCATAATGGCAAGACAAATCATTCAAACCCTACTCGCTGGCGACACCTATAAGCGTGTCTTCAATGCGAGTCCTTATAGTTCGGGTGACGGCTACAGCCTCTATTTGAAGCTGAACGGTCCATCCGGCTCCCCTCAGAAATCGTCATACACGGCTAACGCTAATACAACTTCAAGCACCCTGTTTGATGTTCGTATTGGACCGGATGCTAGTGCAAATCTGGCAGCGGGTCTTTACTCCTATGCCGTGGTTGTGGATGACGGCACGGATCAATACACGATTGAATCCGGCACTCTCACGGTAGAAGCTCGCGCAGACCTGTCTACAGCAAGTGACCTCAGAAGTCACAACCAGAAGGTCTACGAAGCTATCTGTGCCGTGATTGAAGGTAGAGCGTCACAGGATCAGCAGTCCTATACCGTGGCTGGTAGGACGCTACAACGCACTCCACTTCGTGATCTTCTTGACCTCAAGAAGTATTACCAGCAGTTGGTATTGGAAGAATCGGGTGACATTAGTGCTGGTCCCAAGAAGCTGTTTGTCCGGTTCAGTAATCCATCGTGAGATATAGCTAATGCCAAGAACAACTAAGAAGAAGACGGCAGAAACGAATGCCGCACCAATTACACCAAGGGTTAGAAGGTTTGAAGCTGCTAAGTTCCAGCCAACCCTTGGATTTCTACCTAGCTTATATGCGAGCTTCAACGATGAATTGAAGCAGGACTTGCCATCACTCCGCGCACGAAGCAGGGATGCGTCTATCAATAACCCGTTCGCTCGCCGCTATCTCAAGGCAATAACAACGAATGTTATTGGTCCGCATGGGATTCAGTTGAAGATGGGTGCCAAGCTGCCCAACGGTAAGCCAGATGACATGGCGAATTACATGATTGAACAGCGTTGGCTACAGTTCCAGAAATCAGTAACTACAGACGGAAAGAATCTTAGGGAAGCACTTAAGCTCGCATTAGAAACGGTTGCAAGGGATGGAGAAATCTTTGCAGTCATTAGAAAGGGAACTCAGTTTGGTAACTATCTTGTCAATCTACAGTTCTACGAAGCCGAATATGTTGATATCAACCACAACGAACTTGCAGAAAACGGAAACGAAATCCGGCAGGGCATTGAATACGATGCCTACGGGAAGCCCGTTGCTTATCACATCTGGCGTTACCATCCAAATTCCACATCGGTTAAGGCAACAGGCACGAATATTCGTGTCCGCATTCCAGCCGAAGAAGTAATCCACATCTACAATCGCGAGCGTGTGACACAGGGAAGGGGATTCCCATGGTTGTCTGCGGCACTCATTCCGCTATCACACATCCACGAATATACGAAGTCAGAACTCATTGCTTCGCGGGTAGCCAGCCAGAAGATGGGCTTCTTCGTGAAGCCAAATACAACAGAAGAGAATGTTGGCGACTATCACGATGATGTTGATCCAAATGCGTTCATCCAAGAAAGTCAGGCTGGTAGCTTTGATGTGCTACCGCAGGGATGGCAGCTACAGACATTTGATCCAGATAATCCTAATACCAACTACAGCCAGTTCATCAAGACCGTTCTTGAGGGTGTGGCATCCGCGCTAGGTGTGTCTTATCACACGCTGTCTTCTGATCTATCCAGTGCTAACTATTCGTCCTTGAGACAGGGTGCATTGGAAGAGCGCGAGACTTACAAGGAATGCCAGCAACTTCTAATTGAACAGTTGCTAACCCCACTGTTCAACCAGTGGCTAACGAATCTGATTGCCTTCCAGCTTGAAGGCATTCGTCTACCAATGAGCAAGTTTGATCAGTTCAATGCACCTGTCTGGCGCACTCGCGTATGGGCAGCGGTGGACCCAAGCAAGGACGCTATCGCATGGCAGATTCAGCTTGATCAAAACCTACGAAGCCGCACGGATGTTTGCCGTTCCTTTGGTCTGGACTATGTAGATGTGCTGAACGAAATCGCACAGGAACAGGCACTAGCCAAGGAACTTGGTGTGGTGATTGAGCCGACTGCGGAAGGCTCTCTGAACCAAGCAGTCATTGATGCAATCGTGAATTCGGAAGGTAAGCCAAACACTGATGATGGTGCTAACCCACCACTTCAATAATCATTTTAGCTAAATAGAACAATAACAAGGGCGTCACCAAAATGGCAAAGAAGAATAAGACTCTCTATAGAAGCGCAATGATTGATCTTGAGGATATGGATGAAGAATCCCGCGAGATTGATTTGGCTTTTAGTTCAGAAGAACCATACGAGCGTTATAGCTCAAGGTATGGACAGTATTACGAAGTCTTAGGTCACAACTTTGATGAAGTAGACCTAAGTTTTCTTTCTAGTGGTCGCGCACCCCTGTTGCGTGATCACGACCCTCTCAAACAGATTGGAGTTGTCCTATCTACAGAGATATCGGAAGGACGCGGCAGAGCCAAGGTAAAGCTCAGTCAGAATTCCGATGGTAGTGCGGAGCTTCGGGATATCAAAGATGGTATCCGACTGAATGTTTCTGTGGGGTATCTAATCACAGGGGAAAAGGTGGTTGGTGAGAAGGACGGCAAAAAGGTAGTCCGTTCTACTTGGCGACCAGTGGAAGTCTCAACCGTGGCAATACCCGCCGACGAAACTGTTGGTATCGGAAGGGCTGCGGAAGATGAAGATGAAACAACTCCAATCAAAGAAAAAGAAGAGGTAACTCAAATGGAAACTGAAAAGACCCTCAATGTTGAGGAAATTACTCGCGAAGCGAAGAAGGCTGAACAGGCTCGCGTTCGTGAAATCGGCGCATTGGGCGCAAAGTATGGCATGAGCAAGGCTGCTGATGAATTTGTCCGTAGCGACAAGTCCGCAGAAGATTTCCGCGCTTATGTTCTGGAAAATCTTGACCTGTCCGCTAAGGCAACGGCTGTGAAGTCCGAGCCAGTGGTTGATATGTCCAAGAAGGAAGAGAAGGCTTATAGCTTCATGAAGGTCATTCGCGCACAGGTTGACCCACGCTATGTGAAGGAAGCTGGTCTTGAGCTTGAAGTCAGCCGTGCAATGGCTGATGCAATGGGCATTGAAGCGAAGGGAATCATGGTTCCTCACGCAATGCTGGTTCGTGCGCCTATTTCGGCTGGTGGCTCGTCCAATGGTGCCAACATCGTGCAAACCGATGTGGGTGGCTTCGTTGATCTGCTTCGTAACAAGATGGTCACGGCTGCTGCTGGTGCAACGATTCTCGGTGGGCTGCGTGGAAACCTCGCAATTCCTGTCGCGAACGTCGGCGCAACGGCTTATTGGGTAACGGAAGGCAATGCTCCTACGGCATCTGATCCGAAGATGACGCAGCGCAGCCTGTCTCCTAAGACTGTCGGCACCTATGTTGACGCAACCCGTCAGCTTGTCCTACAGGGTTCGCTGGATGTTGAAGCCTATCTCCGTAACGAGCTAGTCAAAACGCTGTCAATCGAGCTAGATCGGGTCGGCTTATACGGAAATACAGCACTGAATCAGCCGGGTGGTATTTCTCTGGCAACTGGCGTTGACACTTCTGTTGCGTTCGCAACGAGTGGCACCCCAACTTGGGCAAATGTCTGGTCAATGATTACGGCTGTTGAAGCTGACAACGCTCTGGAAGGTTCGCTGGCGTTCATCGCAAGCCCATCCGTCCGTGGCGCAATGGCAACCACTTCCGTTGATACCGGTGCTGGTGTGTTCGTCTATAGCAACGGTGCCGTCGCTGGCTATCGCTGCCTGTCGAGCAATCAGGTAACGGCTGGTGATCTGTTCTTCGGTGACTTTAGCTCGCTGATTTACGGTCTGTGGGGTGGTCTGGATGTTGTGGTTGATACCGCTGCTCTGGCTACTTCTGGTGGCATCCGCGTGATCGCGCTGCAAAGTGCAGATTGCGCAGTCAAGCACGGTGAGTCCTTCGCATTTGCTCAGTAATTGAGTAAAGACATTCAGGACTGATCATGATTGAAAGTAATGCAGACAGATTAGCATTCTTCAACCCCGAAGAGTTTGGTGTGACGGCAACGATCACATCATCCTCTTCGGGGAGTGAGTCTGATGTTGTAGGAATCTTTGATTCAAATTATTTGAATCTGGATTTGGGCAGTAGTTCGGTAACGACAAGTGACCTTCAATTCATGTGCCGCACGATGGATGTTTCGGCATTCACTCAAGGTGACACGCTGGTATTAAACGGAACCACTTACGAGATTACCGATGTTCAGGAAGATGGAACTGGTGTGACCGTTCTTAAACTTCACAAGGTGTAAGGGATGTTAAACAACAAAACCATTCGCCTGAACACACTGAACGCTTTGAAGACAAACACAGCAGTAACAACGCTGGTCGCTAATTCAAAGATTCACAATGCCAAGGTGACACCACATCTGTATGGGAATCTCCCTGCGATTGGTATCTACCTACAGAGTTCCGCAAGTGCCGGTATGAATCATGTAACACCGGGATTTACAAGGACTGTGGACATTGTGCTGGAAGTGGCTGTAGCTGGAAATTCGGCTACATACATGGACACGACGGATGATATTTTCTTTGCTATCAAGAGTGCGCTGTTTGCAAACACTAGCTGGTCTGGTCAGTTTGAAAATGTCGCGGGGTATTCAGAAACAATAACTATTGATGACACAGGGGAAAGTCCGATTGCTCTAGGCACTTTGACGATCAACTGTGAAATCGTAGAGCCACAATAACGAGGTACAAAACGATGGCTACTGCATACAAGGGAAGATTAGTTCTTCTAAAGGTCTTTGCAGCGGGTGCAAATACCGCGAACTCAGCCGAGGCAAACACCGTTTTCAGCGCAAGGTCAACTTCACTACAGCTTAACAGCGAGAGTGTTGATATCACCGACAAGTCGCAGAACGGATGGCGCATCCTTGGTGAAGACATGGGACTCAAGTCCATGTCTATCAGTCTTGATGGCGTGTTTACGAACACCGCTGTTGAGAATGTGATTCGCGGCTACGCAACTAGCGGCAATGTGTTTCAAGCAATCGTAAGCACCGAAAACGGTGATGCATGGCAGGGAGACTTCTACATTCCTTCCTACAGCCGCGCTGGTGTTTACAACGGAGAGGAAACTTTCTCTATCACGCTGGAAAGCGCGGGAGAGATTAGCTACTCCAATCCGTAATTGATGAGTAATGGCATCGGTGGGGAGCAATCCCCACCTTTGCCACGATCATTGGAAATGTAGGAAGGCATGACATGTCAGATGCAAATCTTAAGAATGAAGTAACGATCAAAGGAAGTAATGACACGGAATATACGCTGCGTCCTACTTTCATGTGTTTAATGGAGATTGAACGCAAGTCGGGCAAGTCCATTTTGAAGATGATTGATGAGTTCACTACCGGTCAGGGTAGCTTGAAGGACATGACGGTTATTCTGAAAGAAGGAACTCGCGCAGCCGGTAAACCAATCAGGGAAGCAGAGATTGAAGCACTGATTGAAGATATCGGTCTGATGACAGTTTCAACACAGCTAATCGGTTTTTTCGTCAAGTCACTTTACGGTGGCAAGGCGATTGAGGCACTAGAAAAAAAAAGTCAGGACCAACCCATCGTCCTAAATTCATAAATTGGGACGAATATTTCGGGATTGCGGTTGGTCAGTTGAACATCCGTCCCGATGACTTTTATGCAATGAGTCTGCGTGAATTCTTCGCGGCACTGGCTGCAAAGGCACCACCGGAAGATCGTGAGACTATATTTGAATCTGATGATCCATTCTTCACGCAGGAAGAATTAGAAAAACTGGAAGAAATGAAAACATATCACTGATCTTCCAAACAAGAACAATAAGAGGCTAACACCCACATGAATCTATCAGACCTAGCCATTAGGGTCGCACTTGACCTAAAGGACTTGAAGAAGGGTGTTGGTGACGCTGGCAGAGAAATAGAGAAGATTTCTAAGTCGGCAGAATCGGCATCAAACAAAATCCAAGGCGATTTCGGCAAGCTTAAGTCCGCAATGAAAGTAGGTGCGGCTGTAGGTGCCGTTGCGCTCGCAGTTGGTGCCGCAGCAAAGGCAATGGCTGAATTCACCATGGAATCCCTCAAGATGGCAGATGCTATCGGGGATACAGCCGCAGCACTTGATCTAACCGCAGAACAATTCCAAGCAATGCGATTCGCGGCTGGACTTTCTGGCGTTGAAGCCGAGAAGTTCACATCAGCCATGGCGAAGATGAATGACATGGTTGGTAGGGCATTGGCTGGTGACACTACTGCGGTCAATTACTTCAAGGAGATTGGAATCTCCATTGAAGACCTCAAAGGTAAGAATCCACAGCAAGTATTTGAACTACTGATTGATGCCATCGGTGGGCTTGGACACGCACAGTCACAAGCAGCCGCAGCCGCAGAAATCTTTGGTGTCAAGAATCTCGGAATGCTCACCATCATGAGGGAAGGTAAGCAAGCATTCATAGATAACACCGCTGCCGCGAAGGAATATGGTGCGGTGATGAGTAACGAACTTGTCAAATCCGCAGGAGAAACCGTAGATAAATTTGAGGCAATGAAGACCGCACTTGGCACGAATGCAAGAGTGGTGTTCATCAACATCTTCAAGGACGCAGTAGACCAAGCAACTAACGCAATGGCTGCTCTTAATGTGCAAATGGCTGAGTGGGCAAAGAATACTGCGAAACCATCCAATCTTGCAGAGTCAGATCAAGAAGCACAATTAGAGCGTAGACGCAAAAAGTTAGAGCAAGCCAAGAAGGAATTGGAGCTTTATCAAGAGAATCCAATGATGCTTGCCAGTGGGCAGGGTCCAGAAGCAGGGTTGCGGAGAATGAACCAACTCTACAAGGACATTGCGAAGTATGCCAAGGATGTAGCGGAACTAGAGGCTCTCATATCTGCAAAGAACGCGAAGCCAGCCGAAACAGAAGAAAATAAAGTTCTAACTCCCGGTGAGATTTCAGAGCGTGATAAGTATGCACAGGGTAATAAGTCTGCGCTGAACAAGAAGGACGATGAACTAAAGAAGCTTGAAGAAGACAGAAAACGGCTGGAAATGTCGGATGAATTGTATAACGCAACGAAAGCCCGACTACTTGCAGAACGCGCAAAGATTATCGCTGATGCAAATAAGAAAGAACAAGATGACATGGATCGTTTCATTCAGGCGAAGCGCGAGGGTGCGAAGACTGAATACGATCTATATGTAGAGGCTGTCAATAAAATTCAGCAAGCCGCAGATGAAAAGCGCATCAGTCAGGAAGAAGCAAACAGGCTGATTGCTATTGAGGGACAGAAATATGCAGATAAGGTAATCAAGGCATCCGAGAAGGAAGCGGAAGCAGTCCAGAAGGTTACGGATGCTCGTAATGCAATGATTGCATCGTATGTGGAGATTCTTGATCCATATCAGGCACTACTGGATAAGCAGGAAGAGGAACGCCAGAAGCTAGAAGAATTGTTGAAGGCAGAGACAGACCTTGCAAAAGCCGAAGCAGACCGTGCAGCCCAAGCAGCCGCTCACGCGAAGCAGCGCGAGGAATACAAGGAAAAGGAAGCGGAAGATAAGAAGACTGAGCTAGACAAGATGATGGAAGAGTGGGGTGACATTGGTGGTCAGATTGAAGACACCATGATCAGTGCTTTTGAAGGTGGCGTTGATGCCATGACTGATGCGCTGATGAGTGGTAAAGCCAACTTCAAGGATTTCGCACGAAGCATTCTGGCAGACCTCACCAAGATAATCCTCAAGTGGCTCATTCTCCGTGCGGTGTCTTCATTCATGGGTGGAATGGGTGGTGCAGCCGGTGGAACTGGCGCGGGTGGTGGTGTGATGCCTATGGCTGGTGGACCGATGTATGCCGCGAGCGGTGGTGTCATCAACGGACCTACGATTGTGGGTGAGCGTGGACCGGAGCTAGTCATTCCTAACAACCCTGCGCGTGTTCTAAATAATCATGCAACGAATCAGGCAATGGCACCACAGAGTGTCAAGGTGGAAGTGGTGAATCGTGGAACTCCACAGAAGGCAGTCAATAGTGATGTTCGGTTTGATCCGAAGGGAATGGTTGTTCAAGTCATTCTTGAAGACATTCAGAAGAACGGACCAATTGCTTCCGGTCTAACTGGCGCATATGGAATGAGGCGTAAGGTGTAATAGATGGCAAATACAGCAACATCCAGCATCAATTTCTATTCAGGTGGAAATGTGATGCATGGGCAATACACAGAGTCAGTAGAGTCAAATCTGTTCCGCACTCAGATGGAAGGTGGAATAGCAAAGACTGCACCGAAGTCAGGCAAGCAACAGGTGAATCATGGTGTGGTCTATCTCATGTCCACATCGGAATTGGCTTCATTCAGGACTTGGTTTCATGACACTGCATTGGACGGCAGCAAGTTCTTCAATTGGGTTCATCCAATAACGGGTGACACCATTGATGCACGAATTAGTGACGGCACCTACTCCGTCAATCCTGTCAATGCTCGCGCCAACTATTTCTATGTAACTTTAAATCTTGAGTCATATCGCTAATGTCTAAGTCATATTCAGACAATTTTAAGAAGACCGTTCACGCTGTTGATGCGGACGAATCACCAATCATTCTTATAGAGATTGACCGTGATGACTTGTCGGTACCGATTCGTCTTGTAAACGATAGCGCGAACGTAACCCACCAAAGCAACACCTTCATTGCTTGCCCATTTCGTGTGTCTATTCCAGATGAGCCAGAGCAAGGACTACCAACAGCATCCCTCGCGATTGACAATGTTGGTAAGGAATTGAGCTATTGGGTTGACCAGTGTGATTGGACGCTTCCGACTACTTGCAAACTAATTCAGATTATGCGGTCTGATCCCAATGTTGCTGAGTGGTCAATTACCATGGACATGACCGATGTAGCTATGGACTCGCTACAGATTACGGCTAAGTTAGGATTTGAAGACTTGTTTTCGGCACCGGGAGTGAACTTCAAATACACGCCTGTCAATGCGCCGGGAATTTTCTAATGCCATGGCACACTGGACAGACAAATACATTGGCAGACCATATTCGTCGGACTATGACTGCGCACATTTGCTTGTGGATGTAAACCGCGAGACTTTTCACCGAAATGTGGATATTCCGGTAGAGCGAACGGACCACATCTTCAAACTCTCAGCACAGATTGACGAAAACAAGACGCACTTTCTTGAGCCTGTGGAAGAGTCAGAGGCGAAAGACGGTGACGCAATCTTGATGATTTGCCTTGGACGGCTGAACCACATTGGAATTCTAGCCATCATCAATGGTGTCAAATATGTTCTTCACAATGTCAAAAGCACCGGCAATGTGACACTCCATAGGCTGAAAGACCTAGAGCGTTACAACCTACAGATTGAAGGGTTCTACCGTGTGAAAGAGCAAGATGAACTGAGACTAAATACAGGGTAGCACCCTATAGAAAGAGCGCGAAATGACGCAAAAGAACAATAACAACATGCGCATTCACACCGTCGTAAGTCCACATCCAATCCTTCCTCAGAAGGGTAGGCAGGAACTAGAACTTACGGTCAAAGAGAAGACGGTTCTAGGACTTGTCAATAGCCTTCCTGCGTCCTTAAACCTACATCGGCTAGACATTCATGTGTTCGTGAATGACAGGCTGGTTCCTCGCGCCGAATGGTCAACTCACACACTGAATGAAGGTGATACGGTCTGCGTCAAACAGGCTGTCCATGGTGGTAACAACGGCAAGTCAAACCCACTTCAAATCATTCTGATGATTGTGATTATCGTAATCGCAGTCTACACAGGACAATACTATCTCGCGAACTATGCTGGTGCGACGGAAATGGGTGCGTATGCCATTTCGTCCGCAATCATGATGGCTGGCTCGCTGGTTCTATCCGCGCTGTTCCCCGTCCAGCTACCGAAGCCACAGAATACCGTTGAAAACTACAACATCACTTCCATTCGGAATTCCATTCGTCCATACGAGCCGCTTCCGTTGGTGGTTGGTACGGTTAGATTCTTCCCTGATCTTGGTTCAAAGCCATTCGTAGACCAAGACAGAAATGATTCATATCTCTCATCTATCTTCAACTATGGATTCGGTGAACTGGAAATTGCCAACACAAAGATTGGCGACACGGAAATTACCGAATATCAGGAAGTGGCGTATCAGTGGGCTAACTCCACCAATTCCGTTATCTCGCTTGTGCCGGGAAATCTGGATTCGGTAGAGGGTGGTGAACTCAAGAAAGAATACGGCTGGATCACTCGCACCACTCCCGCTAACACCACTTGTATTGCTCTTGATGTAAGTGGCGCACTATATAAGACCGATAGTGATGGAGACTTACAGGTTCTTTCGGTTCAAATTGAAGTGCAGATTTCGCCAGCAGGACAAAATAATTGGGTGCCATTTACCGGAACCAACACATCCAATAACACCATCTGGCAAACATCACAGCAACAGATTCTTGGAAGACTAATTCGCACGATGGTTGTAGGTAGTAACTACAGTGCGAATGGTCTGATGACGCTTGCAAGTGGACAGACAAAGCCTTATCGCTGGACTGCGACACAGTTTGTTGATGATGGACAATATGATGTTCGTATGCGCAGGAACACGGAAGATTTCACAAAACAGAACAAGGTTGCACAGCTTCAATGGGGTCAGATGCGTTGCTATCAGACGGACCCTGCAACCTACGAATATCAGACAAGACTTGGTGTGCGTATCCGTGCAACCGGTCAGCTAAATGGTGCTATTGAAACCCTGAACTCCATTGTGTCGTCCAAGATTCCGGTGTGGAACGGTAGCGCGTGGAATGTGGAAACAAGTTCTAATCCAGCGTGGATTTATCTATACATCGCTAGGGGTCAAAGGGACTCCGTAGGTAGAAGGTTGTGGGGTGGTGGTATAGCCGACTCACGCATTGATGTTGAAGGATTGAAGACTTGGGGTGCGTGGTGTGATGCACACGGACTTGAATGTAACTACGCATTCCAGTCCAAGGTAAGCATTGCGGACATGCTCTCGCTGGTAGCGCGTTGTGGTCGCGGAACCATGACATGGCAGAAAGGTGTTCTTGGTGTTGTTTACGATGCCGAAGACCTACCAATTACTCAGGTCTTTGGTCCCGGCAACATCGTTGCTGGTTCGTTCGCAGTCAACTACATCACGAAGAATCTAGCCGACGAAATTATTATCAAGTTCCGCAATAAGGACTTGGAATATCAGGAAGATGAAGTTCGCGTCACCGTTGCGAACACAGCATCACCAGCAAACCCTGTTGAATTGACTGTGGAAGGTGTGACTTCGGTAGCACAAGCAACGAAGGAAGCCAACCTAACCGCAGCGAGACAGTTTTACCACAGGCGTAGAGTAAGTTTTGAGACTGATGTAGAAGGATTGATGGTGTCGCGTGGTGATGTAATTGCACTTAGCCACGATTTAACAAGTTGGGGTGCTGGTGGTCGCTTGGTTGGCGCAAACACTGGTAGCACCACACAGTTATTCCTTGATCGTGACATTACATTCACTTCATCTAACACGGCTTACATGGGTATTCGTGCGCCAGATGGAACCTATGAAATCAAGCAAGTCAATAATCCATATGTTTCGTCTAATGTCACTGTAAGTAATGTGACGCTATCAAGTGCGCTGTCATTCAATCCATACAGTGATCCAGATAATCATCCACGCGATTATCTCTTTATATTTGATTTTTCTGCGACTCCCGGCAGGAAGTTAAAGGTCATATCCGTAGAGCCGACTCAGGAAAATAGAGTTCGGTTGTCTTGCGTTGATGAAGTGCCTGAATACTACGCAGCCGAAGACAACGCGACCACCTATGTTCCACCTACATTACTCAACACTTCAAACATTGCAATTTCCAATATTGAAGTCACCGAGGAATTCCAAGGCTACAACCAACCATTGAAGATTTGGATTAGTTGGGATGGAACACAGCTAGTTGGTGCGCGTGTTCAGATGAGCGTCAACGATAGTCCATATATTGACTTTGGATTCATTGAAGGAAATGCGTATGACATAGACCTTACTTCGTGGAAGGTTGATGACAAGTTGGTGTTCTTGCTGACACCGGTTGGTGTTGATAGTCGCAAGTCAGTCACGCTTTCGTCCTACACCTATTACATCAAGGGTCTACCAACTATTACGGAAGGTATTAATCTACCGCGTATCTCAGGTCTTGAGCTATTCGGACAGGGCAATGACACCGAATGGCTAGGCAAGAATCCTGTATTCGTGTGGCGTAAGGCTGCATCTAATCCACAGGAAATCGGTAGTGAAGAACTCGGTGCGGACTCTCCACCTGATCCTTACTTCCAAGACTATCAGGTAGAAATTTACGATTGGGCTGGAAACTTGAGGCGCACTGAATGGGTGACTTCGGAAACCTATTCCTACACTTGGGAAATGAACACTGAGGATGGTGCAGGAACACCAAGCCGCTACATTGAAGTTCGTGTCTACTATCGCTCTAAGACAAATCAGATTGGACTGCCAGCCGTATTGCGCGTAAGTAACTCGGCACCAGAAGCACCAACCGGTGTGCGTGTAAGTTCAATTCTAAAGAACCTGTATGTTCAGGCTGATCGTCCATCGGATATGGACTTCCAAGGTATGGAAGTTCATGTAAGCCAGAACTCAGGCTACACACCAAATGCGAACACTCTTGTCTACACCGGTCCTGATACAGCCGTCACTCTATCGGTGTCGGATCAGGACTACGGCAACACTCTATATGTTCGTCTTGGATTCTATGACGGATTTGATTCAACACCATCCGCATACTCAACAGCCAATTCAGTAACACTGGCTGCGCTCAGTGATCAGGATGCACAAATTGAACTGAATGAGCGTCCCGGTCTAATTGATATTGCTGATTGGGTTGATCCACCAACTGATCCAATGGGTGGATGGGATTTATTCGCTGGAAGCATCGCGAACACAAGCATGGAAATGGCGAACACCGGTCCATTCGGTGTCATGTCGCCACAGATGATTCTTCATGGTTCCAACCCACCAGCCGGAACCAACTGGTTCTCTTCGTGGAGACACTACTTTGATGTGAATGTAGATCGCAGTTATGTGTTGATGACTTGGGTGAAGAAGCTAAGTTCGGACACTAATCGCGGCTTGTATATCGGTTGGACGAATGCGGCTGGCTACATCAACACCATGGCAGATGTTGAAAGCACGAATCCATATGGCATCAGCAATGCGGGTGCCACGATGACTGTAGACAAGTGGTATCTCGCTGTTCAGGTTCTACAGGCTGCAAATGGAACCACCACTACCGGTCTATCAGGTCTATACGATCCTGATGATGGGTCTATTCTTGTGGCTGGCACTGACTTCAAGCATCAGCCGGGAGTCACGCAGCAATATTTCAGAATCGGCTTCTATTCCAACACCACTGTATTTGATGAAGCTGATGGATTTGCTATCGCGGCACCACAGCTACATGTCATGGATGGTGCAGAACCTTCAATTGACTCGCTACTTCGCCGCTCGTATCAGCAAGGCGCACTAGCGAAACTTGATCAAATTGACTACGCACAATTCGCAACGGGCATTGAACCTGTTGAAGTGATCGCTGCGAAGCCGGGTTCATTCTCTAATTCCAATACGATCTTCGTAACTGGCGAAGGCAAGCTATATCGCTGGAACGGTTCGGCTTACACGGCATCCGTAGCAAATACGGACATGACCGGCACCATCATCACTACACAGATTGCAGATGATGCAATTAGCACTCCTAAGCTGCAAGCGAATGCGGTGACGGCTGGAATCATTTCGTCCAATGCAATTGAGTCACGGCACATCACAGCCGACTCTATCACGGCTGGCATGATTCAGGCGGGTGCTATCGGTGCTGATGAAATTGCAGCAAATGAAATTACTGCAAGGCACTTGAAGATCACGAACCTTGGCATGGCACTGAACAAGAATCCTACTACGGACGATCTACAGGCATGGTTTGCGAATGCTGACCAAAGTGCAAATGTGGATGCCTATGCAGAATGGTCGGTAGCTGCGAACACAACCGCAAATACCGGAACCACTACGCTGCAATATTCGGGAACTACTTCAAGGCAACTGTTCACCGAGAAGATGCCACTGGATCAGAACAAGGTTTATCGCATCAGCCTGAATGCAAGACAGGAAGGATCGGGAACGAACTATTTGACAGTGGTGTTCTATGACAGTAGCAACACTGCTATTTCCGGTGGCACTTCCGGCTGGTCAACGGGAACCTATCACTATTGGGGTCGCGTCAACCAAGCATTCCCTACAACTTGGACTCCATACACAGTGACATTCGGCAAGAGTCAGTCTTACACAGTGCCGTCTAATGCTAAGTGGTTCGCAATTGGCTGTCTTACTAACTATTCAGGCACGGCAGGAACCACCATCAACTTCAATAACTATCGTGTGGAAGAAGTGCTTGGTGGTGAACTGATCGTGGATGGTGGTATTACAGCCGCTAAGATCAATGTGTCCTATCTCTCAGCCATCAATGCGAATGTGGGTGCTATCACGGCTGGAACGATTGCACTGGATACCACCGGATGGATTCGTTCGGGTGCAACTGGCTATGGATCAGGCACCGGTATTTGGTTAGGTAAGGATGCATCTACTTCCAAGCTATACATCGGAAGCAGCACGAAGCATATCAAGTGGGATGGCAGCAATATGAACATTGCTGGCACCATTCAGTCCACTAACTATTCCGCAAATACGGCTGGCTGGCGCATTCTGGATAGTGGCACGGCTGAATTCAATAATGTGACAGTTCGCGGTGATGGCTACTTCACGGACGGCAACACCAGCAACACACGCATTGAAATCGTCCCATCCAACACCTTCATTATGTGGGCTGGAACGAACACGAAGGATGCCAACACCGCGAATGCCATCATGTATGTCCGAGCAAATGGACAAGCCTACTTCGGCGGCAGCATTCTTGAATCGTATCGTCCTAGAGCGTGGGCAAGGTTCTATGGCACCACATCAGCCTACTTCACGCGCCAATACAACATGTCAGCAATTACGAAGGGTGGAACGGGCATCTACATATTCACCTTTGAAACCCCGCTGCCTAACAAGTTCTACACAGTCCTAGCAACGGCTGTTAAATGGGGAAGTCAACTTACACCATTGATTCCCGGTCCATATAATTTCACTACCAATAGCTTCTATATCCGATTCAAGGACGCTGGTGGAACGGCGCGTGATACGGAACTTGGATCGGTGGTTGTCTTTGGATCGGATGAAGTTTGGACTGATCCACCACCTAGCTACGATTGGGAAACGGACCCTTACTATCCAAACTATCCATACGATATCCCATAACGGTGCGGTATTGGATTGCCTAAATAGAACGAAGAATTACAAGGATTTCACTCAATGTCGCAATACACAACTGGCACCGCAAATGTCGCAAATGGCTCCGCTACGGTAAATGGGGTTGGCACCATTTGGTCATCAAATGTAGCCGCTGGTGATCTATTCATTGTGGTGGGTGATTCGGTGGTCTACGAAGTCTCTTCCGTAACATCCAATACCCAACTGACACTCTCGGCACCCTACGCAAATACATCCGCGAATGGTGCTGACTATGTGATTTCGCGGGACTTCACCCCACTGAATAACATCCCTTACATCAATAAGGGAGATATTGAGACTGCGCTAATCCTCAAGAAAGCACTCACCATCATTGATGGTCTACTCTAAGAGAATAAGAACATGGCTAACACAGTAAATATTGTCATTGATCAGGGAGCCGACTATTCACTGTCTCTGACTTGGAAGGACAGCACCGGCAATGCAATTAATTTGACCGGCTACACGGCTCGTTCAATGGTGCGGCACAGCTATCACTCACCGCAGCCTCTAATTTCACTTACAACCGAGAATGGTGGTATTGAAATTGATGGTGCCAATGGTGTGATCAATGTGTCTATGACCGCAGCACAGACAGCCAACTTGCCAGCGTCTAATTGTGTTTATGACCTTGAGGTAGTGAATGGAACCAGCGTGACACGGCTGATTGAAGGCGCAGCCAGAATTACGCCAGAAGTAACGCGAGGATAAAAAATGTCTAATACATCAATTCACATCACTCGCGTCACTCCAAGCGTCATCGTATCAACCGGTGGTGCTGGTCCGCGTGGTGTTCAAGGCGTACAGGGTCCAGCCGGTGGTGGTGGCGGTGGTGATGTATCGGCTGAACAACTGCTAGGACTCAAGAAGCGCACCGGATTCCCATATGACGGAACGAACGGCTACGAAGTCACGATTGCCTACAATGAATCCACTCGCGAAGTAACGATCACACCAACAGGCGCATCTTTCAATGTCTATATTGAGGGAACACGCCACGAATTCACTGGTGCGCAGACCTCAGTAGCACACGCGGATACCACTGGAAATTACTTTATCTACTATGATGAAACCGGAACACTGACTACATCCGGCAGCGCATGGAACCTTCTAAAACACGCGCCAGTGTGTTCGGTTGTCTACGATGCGGACTTAAATGTAGCTCCATTCGCTCTGATGGAACTTCACACCGCAGACCGTGATCCTGAACTTCACAACAGAATGCATTTCGGTGATGGCACGAAGCTGTCATCCAAGCCCGGTGTGCCTGTCTTTACCGGATACACAGCCAACACTTCCACTACGGATGCTGTCACTTACGCTGTCTCGTCAATTCGTATTCTTGATGAAGATATTGAGCTAGACACTGGCGTACTAGCGGATGGTGTGAACTATCGTGTTGCGTATCGTGAAGGCGCAACCGGTGTCATCAAGATTCAAGAATCAACCTTTGGTGATGGCAAGGGTGTTCCATTCCTAACCGATGGAACCACTGTTTGCTACAACCAGTGGACAGGCGCGACATGGCAGAAGACACCACTGACAACGGCTGGTGCTGGAACCTATGTGAACATGTGGCTCTGCGCGACTACTGACATTACTCAGGCGCGTAGATACTTCATCATGGCTGGTCAGACGCTACACACCACACATGAAGCGGCTCTTAGTGCATCGCCATCAACTATTTCGTGGGGAGCTATCACGCCAGAAGAACTGATTGTGGTGGGCAAGATCACTGTCCGCGCAAGGGATATCTTTAGTGCAGCCGCACACTACGCAGCCATTGCATCCATTCAGAATGTATTTGCTAACTTCGGTGTGTCTAATGTCGGCAGCGGTCTACAGGGTATTCAAGGCATACAAGGCGTACAAGGCTCACTCGGATTGCAGGGCAGCGTGGGTCCACAGGGTATCACTGGTGCTGACAGCACGGTTCAGGGACCACAAGGTGTCCAAGGCTTGACCGGTGCTGGTGTTCAAGGCGCAACTGGAACACAAGGTGCAACTGGCACTCAAGGTGTGCAGGGAACGACTGGCACACAAGGCACTACTGGCGCACAAGGTGTTCAGGGAACTACTGGTGTTCAGGGTGTGCAAGGAACCACTGGCGTACAGGGATCAACTGGCGCACAAGGCATACAAGGTACTACTGGATCACAAGGCGTACAGGGAACGACTGGTACTCAAGGTTCTACAGGTGCGCAAGGTGTACAGGGAACCACTGGAACACAAGGTGCAACAGGCACACAGGGTGTACAGGGTGTTACCGGATCACAAGGCACTACCGGATCACAAGGCGTACAAGGAACCACTGGTGTTCAGGGCATTCAGGGAACTACTGGCGCACAGGGTGTACAGGGATTGCAGGGTGTTGATGGACTCGCTGGTGACAAATACAGCACTACATCTTCATCGTCAGTAGCACTCGGCACTGGCAGCAAGACTTTCACTGTTGAAACAGGACTCGCATATTCACCGGGACAGCTAGTTATTATATTTAACGATGCCTCTCACTACATGGAAGGTAGCGTGACTTCGTACAACTCTGGCACTGGCGAATTGATAGTCAATGTCACGAATGCTGTTGGCACTGGAACACTGGCTACATGGGCAATTGCTCTCGCTGGAACTCCCGGCGCAGACGGTCCTCAAGGCGTACAAGGTGCTACGGGTGCGCAAGGCGTACAGGGAACCACCGGCACTCAAGGTGCAACTGGCGCACAAGGCGTACAAGGAACGACTGGTACTCAAGGTGTGCAGGGAACCGATGGCATACAAGGTACTACAGGTGCGCAAGGTATTCAGGGAACGACTGGTACTCAAGGTGTTCAGGGAACCACCGGAACACAAGGTACTACAGGTGCGCAAGGTATTCAGGGAACGACTGGTACACAAGGCGTACAAGGAACCACTGGCACTCAAGGCACTACCGGCGCACAGGGTGTCCAAGGCACTACTGGATCACAGGGTGTTCAAGGCACTACCGGTGCGGATTCCGTAGTCGCCGGTCCACAGGGCGCAACTGGTGTTCAAGGTGTGCAGGGATCAACTGGCGCACAAGGTATTCAGGGTGTCCAAGGAACCACTGGTGTTCAGGGCATTCAGGGAACTACTGGCGCACAAGGTATTCAGGGAGTCCAAGGCACAACTGGTATTCAGGGTGTTCAAGGCACTACTGGTGTTCAGGGTGTGCAGGGAACGACTGGTATTCAGGGAGTCCAAGGCACAACTGGTATTCAGGGTGTTCAGGGTATCCAAGGTGTAAGTGGTGCCAAGAGACTGAATGTAGTCATTGATGGTGGTGGTCAAGCAATTACCACTGGCGCAGACGAAGCCGCACAGTCCAAGGGTTATTTGATTACTTCGGAAGCACTGAGCGTCACCGGATGGCAAATCCTCGCGAACACATCCGGTAGCGTGAAGGTGGATGTTTACACCGGAACCTACTCAGCATTCCCAACGATGGTTCTAGCCTCTGGCACGAATCCACCGCAGCTATCTTCGGCACAGAAGAATACGAGCGCAACGAATGCCGGTTGGGGTGTGACTACGATTGCTGCGGGTAATGTGGTTCAGTTCCGCGTCAACTCTTCGCCAACTGTCTCGGTGGATCGTGTGACTGTATCCCTCAACATCGGATAAGGGGAATAGTCATGTTGCCTATCAAGTCATGGCGAATTTACTACGCGGATGGAAGCACCTTTGATTCAACTCAAGGGTCATGGGCAGACGCACCAGCCTTCGGTGTGCAGTGCGTTGTCTATTATCACGAACCACCATTCAAGGACATTCATGTAGAGGCTAATGATGAAGCCGTCTATACCTATCAGGGTAAAGGCGACAACTCGGATGTGAAGATGGGTTTGTGGATGGACGATGAAGGCTTCTATCGCATCATTGAAATTGCAAGAAAGAGTAGTGCGCCATGAGTAGAACTTTCTATCTCACTAACTCTGCCTCAGACCTATCCAGTGGTGGTGCTGACTTTGATAACAAGATGGTGGAAACAACTGGAACGGCTGGAACACTGACCGTATCCGTCGCGAAGGGTGCAACGGAAGTGTCCTATTTCTTCACGGAACCGGGAATACCGGGAACCTATGGAGTGGAGAATTCAACCGGCTATGAACTGACTCTGGTGGTTCCAACAGGTTCGTCATCAATGAACTGTATGCCTGCCCTATGGCGCGTCAATTCATCAGGCACCCCGCAATTAGGTGGTGCGGAACCATATCCGAATCCTGTAACACTGACTAGCGGAACTCATGTATTTACTTGGTCATCACCTGTCTCGTTTGACCCTTGGAATGCGGGTGACAGGTTGCGAGTCACAATGACCTTCACCAACCTCGCAACACACGCAGTCACCAGCATAGATATCACGGTCAACGATTCGTCAAGCAAGATGGTGACACCATTCAATGTACCAGCCGCACTGATCGTTCCAACGCAATTCGTATGGCTCTAAGGAAAATAAGAAATGAGCGAAATTAGAAAAACAGAAATTTACAACTTCCTGATCAAATTGGTTGGGCAATACGAGCAACTAGAAGCCGAGCGTCTTTATCTAATCAACGAAGGCACGGCAAGGGTGACTGCGATTCAGGCTGAAAAGCAGGAACTAATCACGGAAGCACAAGAGCAATTGGACAAGCTGAATCAAATGCGGCTGGTGGATGGACAGGACAACATCACTCTTCAAGACCTTCGCGCACTGGTAGGGAATAGATCGGGTCCACGCGGCTAATTCCTGATCCCCATAAATAGAAGAACAACACGCGGGATCACCAATGGCTCAATATCGTATCGGCTATGTCAATGTAGAAAACGCTAACGCTAATGTGGTTGGTGTTGGAACTCTGTGGACTTCAAATGTCGCAGCCGGTTCCATGTTCACCATTGAAGACAGTGGTGTGACATACGAAGTAGCTTCCGTAACCTCTGACACGCTGCTAGTTCTTACCGGTCCTTATCTCGGTGACACAGCCAATGGTGAATCCTATGTGATTCATCAGGACTTCACCGCATCCTACGATCTGCCATTGCTCAAGGCTGGTGATCGCGAAACTTCTACGGTCTTTAGTCGCGCAATGACTCGCGTGGACGATCTGTTGACTCAAGCAACGGCTGGTCTACAGGGTGTTGCTGGTCCGCAGGGTGTTCAAGGTTTGACTGGTAGTGGCGCACAAGGAATTCAGGGACCACAGGGAACTCAAGGACTACAAGGCTTGACTGGTAGTGGCGCACAGGGCGTTCAAGGCACACAAGGCGTTCAGGGAAGGCAGGGTGTGCAAGGTGGATTAGGTTACGGTGCGCAGGGTCCGCAGGGAACCATGGGCATTCAGGGACCAACCGGTGAAGTAGGTACCACTGGTGTACAGGGACCGGAAGGCGCACAAGGATTCTATGGCTCTCAAGGTATTCAGGGTGTCATTGGTCCGCAGGGACTAGATGGTGTTGCGGCTGCACAGGGTGCTACGGGTGCGCAGGGAGCGACGGGTGTTCAGGGTCCGGTTTCGTCCATCGGATTCAGCGGCAACACGCAAATCGTATTCAATGACGATGGTGGCGCAAATGGTTCGCCGCGATTGCTGTTCAATAAGACTACCTATGATATGAGCCTTGATGGTCGGCTGTTGATGAATGACGGCAATGAAATCACACCATCATATTCTTTCATCAATGAGACAGGCACAGGATTCAGCCGCGACTCATCCAACACCGTCATCGTCGCTACAGGTGGACAAGTGGTGTGGAAGTGGGTTGGTGTAGAGACAAGCAATGCAGCGTGTTATTGGACTGCCAATAATTATGCATCAGATGACGCTATAGACGCGGGACCAGACCTGATTGCTACCGGTCCATCAGCCAATGTTGCAGGATGGATTGGTACGCAGGGTCGCGGATATCTATGGTTGACGGGTGGCGACAATATAATTCTAAGCACAAGGCTATCAGGAACTACTTACTCAGCCGCATGGTTCTATCACGGTGATGCTGCTAGTGGTGCGTGGAACTTTCAGGGCGGTAGCACACCTAAATTGTTTGTATGGTCAGGCACATCATATCGTCCAATTACTACTTATGGTGCGTGGACATTTGCGAACACAACTTATCATTCTGGTTCAGTCTTTATTGAGAACAACACTGGTGCGACTCTGTGGTTGCGAGACACCGTTTCTAGTGGTGACAGCAATGACATGGGTGGTGTTGGCTTTTGGGATGGTCAGCTTCGTATATTTGGAGCAGACGATTCAGCCGGTGTTACACGATATTTCGCTAATGGAAATGTCACCACCGGCAACGTAACGAGTTCCGCTAATTGGGATTTCACTGGTGGACTAACGGCTAATGGTGCGCCAATCGGTGCTGGTGATGCATCGGCTGCATATGCCAAGGCAAACTCAGCCGCTAACACAGTAAGAGTCTCAGCAAACAGCGGTAGCACACTGGTTGCTGCAAACGGACTCAACTTTATCAACACCGCAACTGTCACGGTCAGTGTTGTAAGCGGAATTGATGGTAATGCGAATGTCGCCTTTGAGTCATCGTCCGGTCCACAGGGTCCACAGGGAATACAAGGCATCACTGGAACTCAAGGTGCTACGGGAACGCAAGGTATTCAGGGTATTCAAGGACGGCAGGGAACCACAGGTAGTCAAGGCACCACTGGTTCACAAGGAACTACTGGCACACAAGGCACTACAGGCGCACAGGGTGTGCAAGGTATTCAGGGACGCCAAGGAACAACCGGCTCGCAAGGAACTACAGGCGCACAAGGTGTCCAAGGTACTACTGGTACACAGGGCGCAACTGGATCACAAGGTGTGCAGGGTATTCAGGGACGCCAAGGAACAACTGGAACACAAGGTGCAACTGGAACGCAAGGTGCTACTGGAACTCAAGGTGTACAAGGAACACAAGGTACACAGGGAACACAGGGTATACAGGGAACACAGGGTGATCGTTATGCAACCACTTCTGCAACCTCTCTTACGATTGGTACTGGCACAAAGAATTTTACCGTAGCAACTGGACTCGCATATTCCACTGGTCAATCGCTCGTTATTGCTAATAGCGTTTCAACCTTCATGGAAGGTACGGTATCCCAATACTACACCGCAAACGGAACCATGGTGGCAGACATTGCTTCTACCACCGGTTCTGGCACATATAACGTTTGGAATGTAAACCTTGGTGGCGCTGCGGGTGCCGATGGTGCGCAGGGTATTCAGGGTATTCAAGGTCTACAAGGTACCACTGGTACACAAGGTGCAACTGGTACTCAGGGTGCGACAGGCGTTCAAGGTATTCAGGGTATTCAAGGTCGCCAAGGTACGACTGGTACACAAGGTGCAACAGGCACACAAGGTATTCAGGGTACAACTGGTGCGCAGGGTATTCAGGGAACGACTGGTGTACAAGGTACACAGGGTATTCAGGGACGGCAGGGAACCACTGGCTCGCAAGGAACGCAGGGTATTCAAGGTCGGCAGGGAACGACAGGCACTCAGGGTACAACTGGAACGCAAGGTATTCAAGGAACCACTGGTACGCAAGGCGTACAGGGTATTAGTGGTCCTTCTACTACCATCAATGCTGCACAAGATTCGTCAACATCTTCACTCTACCCTGTCATGGTTGGTGGAGTTGGTACAAATCAGACAGCAAAAGCCAACTCAGCAAATCTTTCGTTTGATGCTAGTAATGGAACATTGAAAGTCGGTGCGCTCAGTTTAGTTGAGAAAAGTGCTGCTAGTGCAAACGTTGACGGTAGAGGAGAGTTCTGGATAAAGAATGACTCACCAAACATACCAATGTTCACAGATGATGTTGATACTGACTTAGAACTACGCAGCGACTATGTATTACTTGCAAGTGGTTCAGTATCAAACGTAGCAACACTAGAAGTTACAGACTTATCCTCTAAATATTATGCATACGACATTATTCTAACGAACGTTGCACCAGTAACAGACACAAATGACTTTACATTACAAGTTAGCACAGATAATGGCAGCACATGGAAGACGGGTGCCAGTGATTATAAGTGGGCTATGGTATATGGATATGTAAATGGGAGTAATGCAACTGGAACAGGAGCATATGGTGATAAGGATGACCCGTCACTATTGCTAATGAAGTTCATGGGAGCAAACGCTGGTGAGAATGGAGCTATTAGAATACGTGTTTATAACCCATCATCTACTAGTGAATACTTCCGAGTCTCAACAGAATTCTCATATTTTGATTTCGGGACAGGACCATCACAGATAAGCGGCACAGGTGGTGGTGCATATCAAATAGCAACGGATGCTGTTGATGCGGTGAGGTTTATATTTGATAGTGACAACATTGCTACATGTGTTTACCGCATCTATGGAATAAGGGCATAACAATGAAGAAACATACTGTCAGTCTTTCTCAGCGACAAGGTAATGAAGCAGTTCTTTCAGATCAAGAACAATCTGAGTTGCTGAATTATAGGTCACAAAAGGCTAAAACGCCGGAAGAAATTGAGTCCGATATTTCCAAGATTGAATTGGAGATTAGTGACAAAAGAATGGCGCGGGTGAGTGAAGATATTATTGATCTACTCTTGAATAAAGGACTAATAACTGACACCGAATTACCAGCCGAAACATTAGAGTTGATCATGCTGCGTAAGGCTCTACGAAATAAGTTGATCTAAGAAACCTCAATAATAAAAGTCACAACAAACACGATCACACGAATGGGTGATACGGATGTTTAGTTTGATCAAAATATAAATATAGAATTGGTGGGGATATCTCCCCTCGGTCAACAACAAGAAGAAAAGGGAGATACCCTAATGTTTGAATTTGAATTTCTAGGTCAATACAAGGATGCTGGCGAAACTTTACTGGTGTTCGCCAGCTTAGGTGGTGTGTTGTGGGTGATTCTGCGCAATGCCTACAAGCTGATTCGCAATGTAGAGAAGTTAGTAGAGTCATCCGAGAAAAACGAGAAAGCCCACGAATCCATCACCACCGAATTGCGTGGTCATATCAAGATGGAAGAAGACAGGGACGCAATTCGTGATGAACAAATGAAGACCATCGTGACTGAAATGCGTCCGAATGGTGGAAGCTCAATGAAGGATGTTGTCAACGCCACGGCTCATAAGATTGATGAAGTTCATACTCGCGTGGCTGTCCTAGAACAGTGGAAAGAAGACAGAAAGGAGATTGACGAAGCGAAGAACAGTAGAAGGCGAAAATCTACTAAATAAGAATGCCGGTCACGATGCTGCCAACATCTACCGGCTCTAACGACAACAATTATAAGGGAGTCGCCAGCATGGATATTTATCTAACCCAAAACCTCAATGCGAACTCATTCAATAGAGTCGCACCCTATGTCTATGCCCTAGAGTGGCAAGATGGCAGCATCTACATTGGCGCACGGTCTGCTAACACCAAGAAGCCTAAATCAGACCTCTTCAATCACTACTTCACTTCTTCCAAGTATGTCCACGAACGCTTGGACGCTAATAACTATCCAACCGAACTAATCATCTTTGACACATTTGACTGTCAGAAACACGCGCACGATACGGAACAAGAAATCCTAGAATCCATTAGGGAATTAGGATTGTGGAATCGTGTGTTGAATAGAAACATTCGTGGACACTTCTATGAAAGGGTAAAGACGAAAGAAGAACTAAAGGCTACAGAGAAGGCGTGGAATGAGTCAGAAGCAGGAAAGGCTTCAAAGAAAAGGTGGAGAGAATCATCTAAAGGAAAGAATTACAGAAGGTCACTAAAAAACAGGGTGTATATGGAGAATTACAATCGCACCCAAGAATGCAAGAATGTGAAGAAAGAGTGGAGACAATCACCAGAGGGTAGGGATTACACTAGAAATTATGATAGAGCCTATAGACAGACTCCTAAGCGCGTGGCTTACATGAAGGCTTATCGCCTAAAGATGAAGAACAAGTAACTTACCCGTTTACGTCCCGACAGTTGTAAGTCCTTGATTCACAAGGCACACAACTTACGGTGTAGATGAATTGAGCCATGTTCTAGTTGTGCCTATATTCTCTTATAAAACAAGAACTTGTGATTCTATAAATCTAATCTGAAAACTTACCCGTTTCTTACCCGTCATCAATAACTTACACTACGGTTCTGCCCGAAAACTTACCCGTTTCTAGGGGTGCCGTATGGTGAAACTCAGCAAGCATGTGGTCAAGTTCGGACGCGCCAAGGGACTGATCTACAGGCGCGAAGACCTTGAATCCAATTCTTGGTATTTCCGCATGTATCTCAAGGACGAAGGTAGATACATCCGCAAATCACTTGGCACCACAGACATTCGCGAAGCCCAAGAATTCGCGGAAGCTGAACTGGTGGATATCCTCGCCAAGAAGAAAGCTGGCGCACCCATCATTTCACCCACGTTCACCGAGATATGCCGCGATTTCATGCTAGACGATGAAAAAGAATTAGCGGCTGGCATGATCAGCAAAAGCACTCAAGAGCATCACACTCACTATATCCGGTGGGTGAGTAAGTATGTGGCTGAGAAATTCCCGGCTGGCATACGAACGCGCCTATCCGACATTGACGCTAAGAAGGACTTCGCGGACTACCTCACATGGCGCATGGCGCAAGGCAAGGTTCGCCGCGACACCATTCGTGCCGAGTTAGTAGGTATTCGGATGGTCTTCAAGTTGGCTGTGAAGAATGGCAAGGCACTCCCCAATTCCATACCTGAGTGGGACTTTGAAGTAGAAGACTCACCACAACGCGAAAGAATCAACGTGGATACTGATTATCCAAAGGTTCTGACCGTGTTGAAGGCATGGGTGAAGAAGGCGAAGAGGGATGTGGAAATCTATGACCGTGAACTTCTACACCATGTCTTTTTGATAATGGCTCAGTGCGGCATGAGAACTGGTGAATGTCTGCAACTCAAGTGGTCGGACATTCAGAGCATAGAGAATGGGGATGTGACTGTTCGGGTCCGCAAGGAAACATCCAAGGTGCGCAAGGATAGGGATGTTCTAATTCCAGCCTCTACTGGTGGCAAGAAGTCCGGTAAGCCCATCAACTACCTGATTCGGTGGCGTGACCAGTTCGCACGGCACAAGGGCGAAAATGACTTCATCTTTGCCCTATTCACGAAGCCAGACCAATACGGCAAGGAACCGTTCTACAGGGGCTATATGAGCCTCAGAGAAGACCTGAAAGAAATCGGTATGGAGTGGTGGGATGCCTATCACAACCGCCATCTGTTCGCGTCTAAGGCTGTGATAGCGGGTGTGCCACTGGCTGTTGTCGCCAATGCTCTCGGTAACTCACCAGCCGTTGTCAGCAAGCACTATTCACACCTGTTGTCGGCACAGAGCGCGAAGACCATCCACGAAATGCGACGAATGCGGTAGGCAATATACGAACTAGAATTCCGGTATGGTTATACAGGGGTGCTTCGGCACCCCTTTTTTTGCCTATTTCTAATTAATTACGGAAAGTCCCTATACAAAAGAGTCCAAAAACATGCTAGTCGGCAATCTTCGTTTGCTATATAATATATGTAGGAAGCAGAAAGATTGTTCTAATAACGGGAGTAAACCAATGGATGAAAAAGAACTAAAAAAAGCGGCACACGAATATCTGTCTAAGAAGGCTAAGTCTCGGTGGGCAGACCCCGCTTACCGCGCAAAGCAGATGGCAGCACGAAAGAAGCTATGGGAAGACCCTGAATTTCTTGAGAGACACAGGCAGGGACAAATCAAGAGGGGTCAGAAGAGGATTAGAAAAGGAGAAAGGAAATGAAAAAGTTAGTTGAATTAGAAGTAGGTCAGTGGCTTCGTAATGACAGTGGAAACATGGTGATGATTGAGCGTCTATCCGATAAGAAGGCATGGGTCATTCCTGCGAATGCCACGAACAGCACGAAGCCAGTGATGATGACTCGCCGCGCATACAAGGGTGAGGAATACCTGAGTCTCGGCAGTCACTACGCAACGATGATCACTTACCGTCCAATTCGGCAGGAGTAATCACATGAACAAATTCGGCAACAACCTATTCGCGTTCCTTGGATTGGCATGGGCAGCTTTCGGTGTGTGGGATGTTGCTCTGTCAGATGAATCAGTCAGAGCCTTATCGTTCCTACTTCATGCACCAACCTTCATCATTCCCGGCGTGTTTGTATTTGCTTATTTCATCAGCCGGAAGCCAGAGACAGGAGAACAATAATGAAGAAGCTAATCACACTTGCAGCAATGGTCATGTTGAGTGGATGTGCGGCTACTTACGGAAACGGAGTAGTTCCCGATATGCCGCCGATCAATTACAAGAACGATCCACAAGTAAGAGCCTGCACTAACGAAGCGACTAAGAGAGTTAGTAAGACACCAAATTTCTACTGTCACTCAACAGGCTATGGACAGTATTCGGGTGTCTCCTGCCGTGAAGGTCGCAGCTACAGGAATGTGTTCAGTGCGGAAGTCTATTACCGCTGCATGTCAAAAGAGGGAGCAATCAAATGAACAAACTAATTACAGCAATCGCAATCGCACTTTTTGCAACATCAGCACACGCATACAACATCAAGGGTCTTGAGCCGGGAATGGTTATCAAGACTAGGGGTGATTTAGCACGAATTCTTGGTATATCACCGCTCTTCGTGAATTGCGGTCCTTCCAAGGCGGGTGGAACCACCTGTTATTCCCGCGAGACTGCTGGTGTCACACTGGCTGGTCAAAAGGTAGGTGGTGTTCTAATCACAACCAATGATCAGGGTGTGGTTGACTCGCTCTTATTTGTGTTCAGTTCAAGTGACTTTCAATATATCGCTGACGGAGCGAAGGAAAAGTTTGGTGAACCAGAAAGTATGAATGAAGAAACAGTTCAGAACCGTATGGGTGCAAGCTTTCACAATGTAAAACTTTGCTGGTCGAGTGAAGACCAGAAAATGTGTGTTGAACGATATGGCAGCAAGATCACAGAAGGTGCCTTGCGTGTATGGACACCGGGATACATTTCGCGAGTGGAAGCATCAAACGAACAAGCTAAGAAAGACATGTAACAACTAATTCAACTCTCTTTTTACGATGAATCATGTGAGGCAACAGAGAGGATAAATATGAAGTAGAAAAGGAGAAAACAAATGAAATTACAGACTCACGCGGTTTCGGGCTACCCACGCGGAACGAAAATGGAGTTCCGCATCAAGATCACCCGACAAGAAGAAAACGAGCGTCTATACAAGCTCGCGGAACTCACCCCATCTAAGCGAGAAGAAATCATCCTGTTAGCTACCACTCAGGATGTTGGACTTCGTGCGTTCCTGATGTTCAACGATTTCAACAATGACTGCCGCTACTTTGAAATGGCAAGCGACGAAAGCGAAACACCAGACCATTTGATTTGGTTCGTAGTGCTGGAATCAAGAAAAGCAAAGAAAGCCAGCAAGGAAGTTTTAGACCTTGGTGACTTGGATGCTGATGAACTTACGGAATTGGCAAAAGAACTGGATTTAATAGGTGGCAATTTTCACTGAGGTCTACGGTTGTTATGAGAATCACCAGCCCACGCAAGAAGAGATACATGGAAGAACTGTTGAAACTTCCCCATATGCCAGAAAGACACAATCGCGTCTTTACGAATGGTCTTGCTCAAATGGAAAAGGGAAAGCCAATTACGCCAGAAGCGAAATTTCTTCTAATCCAATATGAGCATGTATTGAAGAGAATTGGAGTTTGGAACAATGGTCGCACGAAAGAACAAATTGAAGAGCGCAAAAGGAAAGCGCGTGAAAAGAGGGAAGCGGAAAAGAAGGCTTCTATGCGCAATAAGAAAAGGAAGTAGGTTGTAGAAAATGAACATAGAACTGACACCGAATTATTCCGCTAACTCATTCAATCGCGTAGCACCCTATGTCTATGCGCTTGAGTGGCAGGACGGTTCTATCTACATCGGTGTCAGGTCAGCCAATAGCAGAAAGCCGAAATCAGACCTCTTCAAGCAATATTTCACTAGCTCAAAGTATGTCCGTGAAAGGCTGGATGCTAACGATTACCCAACTGAAATAGTGATCTTTGACACCTTTGACTGTCAGGAACATGCACACGAAGTAGAAACCGAATTACTCACCGCACTTAGAGAATTCGGCTTATGGGAAAAGACTCTAAATCGTGCAATCAACGGCAAATGTTTCACGCCAGCACTGAATCTCACGGAAGAGGAACGCAAAGCCTATCGCAGAGCCTATTGGAAGTTCTTTAGGCAGACAGAGAAGCGAAAGGAATACATGCGAGCCTACAACCAGACACCCGAAGTCAAGGAATATCTGCGGAACTACTTTAAGGAATACGCGCAGACACCCCAACACAAGGAACGCATGAGGGAATTTAGAAGAAAGCCGGAACAGAAGGAACGAATGAGGAATTACATGCGAGCCTACAAGCAGACGGACAAATACAAGGCTTACATGAAGGCTCTTAGACAGACTCCCAAGGTCAAGGAATACAACAGGGAGTACATGAGGAAATACAACGCACAAAGGAAATTGAAAAAATTAGAAATATAAGAAAACTTAGCGTGTATTCCCTACTAGATGTTGTGGTGCATACAATTTGTAAGACCAACATCTTGTGGTATTGGGCTTAAGAGGGTCAAAAACTATCCGCGCATATATACATGACATAGGGAACACAAAAAGGAAGAACCCGATCACGATCAAATTAGAAATATAAAAGCATTGCAGGGTGTGTCTTAGGCGGAACTCTTACCCGTCCATCCGCGCAATCCTCTCACCAGCCGAAAAGGTGAGTTACTTAAGAAAAGGCTGTCTCAGTGGGTCTGGACGGTTATTGCCTACGAAATAGGCACGGACACAAATGCGCGAAACCGGCGTCAAATCCAGTCCGGTAAGTCGCTTGAGGCGCGAAACGTGGATGGGGAGAGGCGTGGAAATCTAACTTCTTAAGACGCACATGTGATCACATGAAGTCTCTAGGCAGTGATAGTTTAGTTCTTAAAGTCGCCTATAAATCTAAAAGAGTCCAGCGAGCGCGTAGCGCGAGCAGCGAGCGAAGCGAGCTAGGAAGTGAAGATTAGTTTTTCTAGCGACCTAAAAATCCCAAGGCGACCTATAACGCGCAATTAGCTCGCTTCGCTCGCTGCGAGCCTTCGGCTCGCTAGACTCCATGTGATATCTAAAGATTTAAATCAAGAGTCGCTAGAAAGTTTCAAGGACACTCCTCGCGCTTCGCGCTCGGAGTAGACCCCGAATGATGCATTGGAATTGCGTCTAAAATTTATGGGTCACAAAAAGATCATATATACATGTGGAGCCACTAGAATTTCATCAACAGCTTTTGCTTTTTTGTATTCCCAAGAGCCGTTGATACGCACATTAGTCATGCCGCGTCTTTTATCTTCCAATCGCAAAGGGTTTCTAGTGGCTCCATTGAATTCTTGTAGATGCTAAATAGTTTTTGAATCTTCTGTTGGGTTTCTAGCGTTCAGTTCCTATTCCTATCAGAGTAAAACGTCCGATCTTCTTGGGTATCTCCTTTCCCACTTCGGACACCCCAACAGAAGATTCCTTTTTGCTAAATAAAATTGCCGGGGTGCCTGTAAGACGCGACCACCGAGACAACAACATAGAAAAGTAAGTCTGTTGGGCAAGGCACATAAAAACAAACTATAAGCCGCTAAAACTGCGCATTGTCACCCCGGCGTTCTTTTTCCTCAGAGCAACGCGCAATGCTAAAAATCGCAGCCGTCATTGGTCCCGTCATGAAGTCGCTGGAAAAGGCAGAGAAACAGATTGCCTACGGAACGTCTGTGGCACTGAACAAGGCAGCGTTTTCAGCAAGGACAGCCGCGCAATATCATCTGGAAAAGCGTCTGATCCTTCGCAATAAATTCCTCAAAAATTCTGTCATCTATAAGCGAGCATCCAAGACTAAGTTGGAAGCGTGGGTAGGTGTGCTGGAACGGGCATCGTGGGCAGAGCGACTAGAGAAGGGTGGAACACGCAGACCGAAATCCTCAAAGAACATCGTCATTCCTCAAGGTGTTCGTTCAGACCCCAAGAAGCTAATTCCAAAGCGGCTCCGTCCAAGTCAGCTATTGGCTCGTAAGGATGTGTTCTATAGCGACCAGATATCACCGGGGATCAAGGGAATCTGGCAGCGACTTCCTAACAATCGCCTGAAACTCTTATATGACTTAGAACCAACTACCAGCTATGACAACAATCAGATTGAATTGAAGAAGACCATGAGCATTGCTGCGCTGAAATCCTTGGAAAGAAACTTGGATAAGTGCGTGGCTGATGCCTTTAGGTCAGCAAAATAGATAAATAAAAATGCCGGTCACGATGCTACCAACATCTACCGGCTCTAACGACAACAGTTAAGGAAGGTCGCCAGCAATGATTATTTATCCCAACCCTACTTGGCTCTATCTAAAGAGACACCGAGTTACCAACAAATTCTATTTTGGTAAGACAAAACACGATCCATTCAAATATCTAGGGTCTGGAACTTATTGGAAAAGGCATATCAAGAGGCATGGTGTTGAACATGTTGAAACTGTGTGGGCAATGCCTTATTGGGATTTGGAAGAAGCTAAGAATGTCGCATTAGAAATATCAAGGCAGGCGAATATTGTGGAATCCCCGCTATTTGCAAATCTAATGTTTGAAACTGCCGTTGGTGGGGTGGCACAGGGAACGGTGTTTAGTGAGGAACACCGTAGGAAAATCTGGTTGGCTGGTATGAGAAAACGCAGATACACCCACGAAGAGTTGGATGCTGTATTGAAGGAACGAAGAAGAGTGCGTTATCTAAGAATGAAGCATAAAAAATCCGTCTTATAAGTATAAGACGCAAGGTTTTTTGTTGATTTTGGGGTGCGAAAGCACCCCTTTTTTATCTTTCTGGAACTTGCCGATGCTAAATAACCTATGAAGATGATGAAAGAAGTGACTAACCAATGAAGGAAGTGATGCCTATGAACTGAACGCAAGTTAGGAGAAAAACAATGAACACTAAGCAAGCCGTCGCACTACTGTCACAAGACAAGTCCATTCGTCGCCGCTTTATAGAACAAAAGAGCAACGCAAAGCGGAGAAAGATTGAATGGCGAATGACCCTCAATGAGTGGGTTGCCATCTGGTGGGAATCGGGACACCTATTCAATCGTGGCAAGCGGGGTGATGAATACCAGCTATGCCGCTTCGGGGATACCGGACCTTACTCGGCTGATAACTGCTATGTGGATACAGCCAGCAACAATGTTTCCGCAGCCCACAAGGGTAAGCCAAAGTCAGAGAAACACGCTGAATTCCTTCGCAGAATGCTCAATCGTGTATCACCAAGAAAGCGTGTCTATGTGAACACGAACTACTACCCATCAATTACTGACGCAGCCAAGGCACATGGAATTCCATATAGCACCATGGCAGCGCGTATTAATTCCAAGTCACCAGTGTTTGATTCCTATGTTTACGCTGGTGATGATTGGGAAGAGTTGAAGGCATGGATTCACTTCGTTGAAAACTGGAAGCCAGACGCACGAATGCAAGCCATGCTGAATCATTTCTAAAAGGAGAATAAAAATGAACGCACAACTAGAAAATAAACTGAATCGCTGCCTAGACAAGCAGATTGAAAAAGAGAAGACCACATCATTGTTTATCTGGACTCTCGCTATCTTTCTGTGGGGAGCATGTTTCGGAATCTGGATTGGGAGTTAAGAAAATGGGTGGTCGCACAAACAATTATCACAGCAATACGGACTGGCGTAATCGCGAAGAACCTAATTGGGTCAAGCGCAAGCGTTGGGAAAGAGAAATGGCGAGTGTTCAGGCGCATGAAGCTAAGAGCGCAGATGAAAAGGTCGCTGAGTGGAATGATCAAATAAACAGTCATATGACCATACCAATGACCTCAGACGAGTTCTTTGAAAAGATGGAACGCGAATACGAGGAAAAGAAGAAAGCCAAGTTAAACAAGGCAGTTGATGTTGAATCGCTGGCTTGGAAGTAATTCATCCGGTTAGAGGGATGATGTGTCGGGAGAAGGCAACCTCACAGTGTAGGTTGCCTTTTTCTTGGTGCTAAATAAAGCAATGAGAACAGCTATTTGCATTTCAGGAAAGATGGAAGAGGTAGAGAAAGACCTACCCTTCACTAAGCTGCACCTAATAGATAAGTATCAGGCTGATGTATTCGTTAGCACATGGGACGATGAGACTGACTACTTTGGTGCAGTCAGGTTGGAGTCAGAACAATTAGAAGGATCAGTGCCGCTAACAGAGTTCAAGCAGCATGTGGGAGAAGGCGAGAGATTCCGTGCATACAACAATCAACTATCAATGGGAACAGAGCGCGAGAACGTGGTGTGTATGCTCTACAAACTATGGCGTTGCAATGAACTAAGAAGGCAATACGAATTAGAGAATGGATTCACTTATGACTGTGTGATTCGTTTCAGGTGTCGCATCACTCTTTACAAGTTTCCACTCATCCAGCCGAAGCCCAACACTATCTACATACCAGAGGGCAATGACTACATGGGTGGATGGAATGATCAGATAGCGTTGGGTGATAGCGCAGCAATGAATGAACACTCATCACTCTATCCTCACCTGTGGGAATACAGAGAGAAGAGATATCCACTACATCCTGAGTCAATCTATCGGAAGCATCTGGAAGAAAGGAAGCTGAACGTTGAGAGATTCCCTTCCAAGTATGTGCTGCGACTCAGGAAGCGATAGAAAAGCCTATAAAACAAGGGGTTTTTGTAGGTTCTTCCCCAAGGGGAAAAAAGTGGGTTTTTCGCAGG